AGTCATTTATCGGCGTATCTGACGTGTCGCGCGAGGGCCGGGGTGATTACCGACCTACCGTGGGCGTTGCCAATCCGGGGCTGACAGGGGGTGGCCCCCCTCGCTATCTGCATCACGCAGTAGCGGAAAGCCCTTGATATCAGCACTACAGGACAAAACAACCTTTATTTGTACTATCGTACATTTTTTTTCTTATTTGGTCTTATCTGTGACATTTCTGCAACAGACCCACTAGGTCGAAACTGCATATATAGGTGTCCATTGGGGCTGCACGGCCAGTGTCAAATTATTGGCAATAAATTGCGTTATTTGAATTGACAAAAGCTATTTTCCTTCAGGACGCCGTTTGGACGAGTGCCGTGTATGATCCCTACCAAAAGCACCCAAAACCGCTCAGTGAGCTTCCTAGAGCGTTTAAACGGCATGAACAAAGCAAGAACATTGGCGTGTTAACCGCATATGGGTTAACAAGGAACGAAACAGGAACAGACGATAGTCTGGTAGATATGCGCTGCCGGTGATACCATTTGCACCATGGGACAAATCCAAAAAGCCCGACCAAGCGAAGCGCAGAATGGCGGCACCTCTATAGGGAAACAGTATGGACAAAGACACAGATAAACACCCTCACCTGAGTATAGTGTCAGACATAGGGGGAAAGCTCACCAGCAAGCAGGAACACTTTGCCCAGCTAGTGGCCAAAGGCTCTATGCTGACAGACGCTTACAGAGACGCTGGCTACATGCCAAACGGGTCAGAGAAGACCAAGTGGGAGGCTGCTTGCCGTCTGGCGTCGAATAGCAAGGTTAAAGCAAGGATCGATGCCATAGTTGCGGAAACCACCGCACGAAGGCAGACAGACGAAGACAGGCTCAAAAATTGGGTGACAGACCAGCTGAAGCGTGAGGCCCTCGAAGCAGGCAGTGACAGCGCACGGGTGGCAGCCCTGACCCAGCTGGGCAGATCATGCGGCCTGTTCGAGCTAGACAACCAGCAGGCGGCTGGTGACGCGCCACGCGCTGCCCACGAAATCGAGGCGGACATTCAGCGTCGGCTGGCGGACCTGCTTGGCTGATCGACGGTGCCGCGGGTGCCTTTGATTACTGTCATAAGCGACCCCCACCCACCCCCGACCCCCTTGAGCGGCCGGTCGCTGGTCACGCTGTATACATGATGTTCCACACATCCTATGAACCCCCTACAGATATTCATACAGGTACCCCCTCCCCCTTGTTTTTTTGACAGGAGGAGGATTGGTATTTGTACTGGGGTACTTTTCAGGAAAGTGCCGTAGGAATCCTGCACGGCGGGGTACATATTTTGCGCTACCGCCTCCCTAGTAGCTATGTATCCTATAGTTACTAGTATTATATAATATATACATACCTAGTTAAAGATATATGGTTACTATAGGATACTAGAGAGACACACAGTCTCCCGGTGTCTCCGGCGGGGTAGAGTTTTCCTTTCGGCTCCCCCGCCGTCACGGGAGCTACATGGGGGATGATCAGCTTACATGAACTCACTGAGAGCCATAAAGGGCAAGATCAATACGCTGCCGCCTGATCAGAAGCAGGAAATACTAAAACTTCTCGTCGAATTGGAAGAAGCAAAGGCTCTGGAAAACTCCAGAGACGACTTCCTTGCGTTTGTGAACAGGGTCTGGCCTGCGTTTATCGGCGGAAGACATCATCAGACCATGGCCGATGCGTTTGAGCGTGTGGCGAGCGGGAAGCTGAAGCGCCTGATCATCAACATGCCGCCCCGTCACACCAAGTCTGAGTTTGCTTCGTACCTCTTTCCGGCGTGGTTTCTTGGCAAATACCCCGAAAAGAAAGTCATTCAGACCGCACACACTGCGGAACTGGCTGTTGGCTTTGGCCGTAAGGTGCGTAACCTCATCGACCAGAACGACTTCCAAGAGATCTTCCCCGGTATTGAGCTTTCATCAGACTCAAAAGCTGCTGGTCGCTGGAACACAAACAAGAAGGGTGACTACTTCGCTATCGGTGTAGGCGGTGCCGTGACTGGTAAGGGCGCTGATGTCCTGATTATTGACGATCCACACTCGGAGCAGGACGCCGCTATAGGCGCATACAACCCCGAAGTCTATGACAAGGTCTACGAGTGGTACACATCTGGACCTCGTCAGCGTTTACAACCGGGGGGAGCCATCATTGTCGTGATGACAAGGTGGTCAACGCGGGACCTGACCGGGCAAATCATCAAATCCGCCACCCAAAGAGAGGGCGCTGATGAGTGGGAGGTCATAGAACTACCCGCAATCATGCCATCGGGCGACCCTCTGTGGCCGGAGTTCTGGCCCAAAGAGCAGCTAGAGGCTCTGAAGGCCGAACTTCCGGTGTCGAAATGGTCGGCGCAGTACCAGCAAGACCCGACATCGGAAGAGGGTGCGTTAATTAAGCGGGAATGGTGGCGAGAATGGGAGCATGAGAGTCCGCCACCGTGTGAGGCCATCATTCAAAGCTGGGATACAGCGTTTTTGAAGACCCAGAGGGCCGATTACAGCGCCTGCACGACATGGGGCGTGTTCAATCACCCAAATGATCAGGGTGAAACGGTGCCGAACTTGATTTTGCTGGATGCGTACAAGGAAAAGCTGGAGTTTCCAGAGCTAAAACGTGCTGCATACGAAAAATATTGGGAATATGAGCCGGATCAGATGATCGTCGAGGCTAAAGCCGCTGGATCTCCGCTCATTTTTGAGCTTAGGGCGATGGGTATCCCCGTCACCGAGTTTACACCTTCCCGCGGACAAGATAAGATAGCGAGGGTGAACGCAGTGAGCGATTTATTCGCCTCTGGTGTTGTCTGGGCACCTCCAACCCGATGGGCCGAAGAGGTGATTGAAGAGTGCGCTGCGTTCCCAGCGGGAGAACATGACGATTTGGTGGACTCCACAACTCAGGCCCTCCTAAGGTTTAGGCAGGGCGGCTGGATCAGGAGTGTTATGGATGACTGGGATGACGAACCAATCTACAAAAGGCCTGTTGAATACTATTAAGGGCCATCGATCTGAGTTGGTCTTGAGATTTGTAACCCCTAAAAAAGTACGAGAGTACGAATCTATAGGGTGGAAAGTGTTTGAGGTAATCGACGGCTCCCCCGAGGGTAGGCAATCTGTTATTATGGAAAAGTATAACTGAAGGAACCTGCCATGGCTGTAGAAAAGCAAATGACGCCCACCGACGCGGACCCCGGTAACACGGAAGAGGTACAAGTCGAGGTTGTGAACCCGGACGCCGTAGCCATAACAACAGAAGATGAAGGCCTTGTGATTGACTTCACTGGCGAGACGGCATCAGACCTCATGGGGCCGGAACACGACGCCAATCTTGCCGAGTTCATGGAAGACGCTGATCTTGAGGCGCTGGCATCCGAACTCGTGGATGATTTTGTTGCGGACCGGCAATCCAGAAAAGACTGGGCGCGCAGCTATGTGAAGGGCCTTGACCTCCTCGGAATGAAAATCGAAGAACGCACACAGCCTTGGCAGGGTGCTGCTGGCGTGTTCCATCCGGTGCTGACCGAGGCAGTTGTGCGTTTCCAAGCTCAGGCCATGGGGGAGATCTTCCCGGCATCCGGCCCCGTTCGCACAAAGATCATGGGCAAACGTGATCAGGAGAAGAATGAGCAGGCCGAGCGCGTAGAAACGGAGATGAATTATCTTCTCACAGAGGAGATGACCGAGTATCGCGACGAAACCGAGCATATGCTGTTCCGCTTGCCGCTTGCCGGTTCCGCTTTCAAGAAGGTTTACTTTGATCCGTTGATGGACCGCCCGTGCGCGATGTTCGTGCCTGCGGAAGACTTTGTTGTCTCCTATGGCGCATCGGACCTCATGACATGCCCTCGCTACACGCATGTGATGAAAAAGACGCCCAACGAGATCATTGAGCTTCAGGTCAATGGTTTTTACGTCGATGTTGACCTCCCAGATCCTGAGCCTGACTACTCCGACATTCAGGAAAAGTATGACGAGATAGATGGCGAAACGGCCGTTTTGGAAGATGATGACCGTCACACAATCCTTGAGATGCACGTCGATCTTGACTTGCCGGAGCCGTTTGATGACCCTGACGGAATAGCGCGCCCGTATGTGGTGACCATCGATAAGTCGTCACTTACGGTCCTCTCTGTCAGGAGAAACTGGTATGAGGACGATAATAAAAAGCGTAAAAGACCGCACTTTGTTCACTATAGATACCTACCGGGCCTTGGGTTCTATGGAACGGGTCTTATTCATCTTATTGGTGGTCTTGCTAAGAGCGCCACTAGTATTCTTCGTCAACTCATTGACGCTGGCACACTCAGCAACCTCCCGGCTGGCCTTAAAGCTCGCGGCCTTCGTATTAAGGGCGACGATTCGCCTCTCATGCCGGGTGAGTTCCGTGACGTGGACGTACCGGGTGGTGCTATTCGGGACTCGATTGCATTCCTTCCTTACAAGGAACCCTCATCGGTTCTATATCAGCTTCTCGGAAACATCGTGGAAGAGGGGAGACGGATTGGCTCCGTTGCTGACGTACAAGTTGGAAACCTCAACCCGCAAGCCCCGGTAGGCACGACGCTCGCCCTGATGGAGCGCAGCATGAAGGTGATGTCTGGTGTTCAGGCGCGCCTTCACGCTTCCTTGAAAACAGAGCTTCGTCTTCTGGCAAAGATCATCCGTGATTACATGCCTGCTGAATACGCCTACGAAATGGAGGGCGAGTTTGACCGCCGTTCCGATTTTGATGACCGTGTGGATGTCATTCCCGTGTCAGACCCGAATGCGGCCACCATGTCTCAGCGTGTGGTCCAGTATCAGGCAGCGATGCAGTTAGCGCAGCAAGCGCCCAATCTGTACGACATGGGGAGGCTGCACCGCCAGATGCTGGAGGTTCTTGGCATCAAGGACGCAGATGAGATTATCAAGCTGCCTGATGACATCAAGCCAGCGGACCCGGTCACAGAAAACATGGCCATCCTCAAGCAGGAGCCGGTCAAAGCGTTCAAGTATCAGGACCATGAGGCTCACATAAAGGTCCACCTCGCGGCGGCGCAAGATCCAAAGCTGCAAGAAATTGTTGGGCAAAGCCCGTTTGCCGGAGCGATACAGGCTTCGCTTGCCGCGCACATCACAGAGCATGTCGCCTTCCAGTATCGCAAAGAGATTGAGAAGCAACTCGGTGTGGCTATGCCGGATGAAGAGAAGCCCCTGCCGGAAGATGTCGAGCTTGAAATCTCACGTCTGGCGGCGCAGGCGGCTGAAAAGCTGCTACGCAAAGATCAGGCAGAGGTCGCACAGCAACAGGCAATGCAGCAACAGCAAGATCCGCTCACACAAATTCAGCAGCGCGAAATGTCGTTGAAAGAAGCTGAGTTTGAGCATAAAAAACAAATTGACATTGCTAAACTGCAAACCGATATGCAGACCAAGATGGGCAACATCGAAGTCCAAAAGGAGCGCATAGAATCCGAGGAGAAGCGTGACGGTGCCAGACTTGGCGTACAAATCGCGACGGAACTCGACAAGGCAAAGCGATCAGATATCAAGGATGGTATTGAGCTTGGCCGTGAAATAGCTAGGGAGATAGACGCTAATGAATGAGCTTGAGGCAGTCAGGCAAAGGATTAGGGGGTATTTGAATGATATCGCTGACCATATGGCCGGTGGTGGATGCGAAAACTACGAGGAGTATATTCGCCTCGTGGGCAAAGTTGAGGCCCTCGCGCTTATTGAACGTGATGTTTTGGATTCGCAACAAAGGATCGAATCCGACTAAGACTTCCATCCCCGGATTTTGTGGGGTATATTGTTTTTGTGGAGACTTACGGGGCAAGCCCTGCAAGGTACTGTGAACCTTAATCACTGCAAGGAAGACAGATGTATTCTGCTAACGTATCGACCCAAGAGGTCGCATCCAAAATACCGGCACCGTCCGGCTACAAACTCTTAATAAAACCACTTGAGGTTCAAGAAAAAACGGAATCGGGCATCTACATGCCAGATAAACTGAAATCACAGGAGCAGACGGCATCCGTTATTGGATTCGTCGTGAAGGTGGGGCCTGATGCTTATGGCGACACCGACAAGTTTCCTCACGGCCCATACTGCAAAGAGGGCGATTTCGTAATCTTCCGGTCTTACTCTGGGACAAGATTTAAGATCGACAAAGAAGAGTTCCGTCTTATCAACGATGACACCGTGGAAGCGGTTGTCGATGACCCAAGAGGATATGCAAGAGCATGAACAAACCAGCGCAAAAAGACGTTGAGCAAGAAGAAAACTTCGAGGCAGTTGATGACTCTGGCTTTGAGCTAGAGATTATTGATGACACGCCCGAAGAGGACAAGGAAAGGCCTCGCCGTTCTGAAGACGCTGAAGCCAATGTCCCAGAAGACGATGAAATCTCTAGCTATGGCGAGAATGTGCAGAAGCGCATCAAGCAGCTAAAGTATGAGTTTCATGAAGAGCGCCGCCGCAAAGAAGAGGCCTCACGGCTTCAGGAAGAGGCGGTAACCTACGCACAGAAGGTGCATGAAGAGAACCAGCGCCTCAAGAAAACCCTTGCAGAGGGTGAGGGTGTTCTTGTCGAGCAAGCCAAGGGCCGCGTTGAGGCCGAGCTTGATAAGGCAAAGGCAGCTTACAAAGAGGCCTACGAAATCGGCGACCCAGATAAGCTGATTGAGGCACAAGAGAAGTTGACCTCTCTTCAAAATGAAAAGTTTAGGGTCCAGTCCTACAAGCCCAAGGTTCAGGAAGTCGAACAACTTCCAGAAAATATCGCGGCAAAGCCTAAGGTGGCGGAGCCGGATGATCGAACCAAACAATGGGCCGCCGAAAATTCTTGGTTTGGCGAGGACACGGAAATGACCGGGTTTGCATTCGGGGTGCATGAGTCTCTTGTCAAGAGCGGCATCAACCCGCAAACTCAGGCAGACGAGTATTACAGCCGCATTGACGACTCCATGCGTCAGCGGTTTCCAGACAAGTTTGGTGGGCAAGAAGTTGAGGAAGCACCTGCCCGTCAAACTGGTACCGTGGTTGCCCCCGCAAGTCGGAGTGCCAAAAAACCACGCAGAGTGCAGCTAACCTCAACTCAAGTCTCCCTCGCCAAGAGGCTTGGAGTAACCCCAGAGCAATATGCGGCGCAACTCTTGAAGGAGTCCTCAAATGTCCAATCGTAAGCCTCGTTCTACGGAATCTCGTGAAACCACAGAACGCAAAAAAAGCTGGACCAGACCGACTATGTTGCCTGACCCCGAACCTCGTGACGGCGTTGAATACCGTTGGGTTCGCACCTCAACTCTCGGTGAGAGCGACATGACCAATGTCTCGTCTAAGTTTCGTGAGGGCTGGACGCCTGTAAAGGCAGAGGATCATCCTGAACTACAAGTGTTGCCTGATATCGACTCCCGATTTGAAGGTAATGTTGAGGTTGGAGGATTGCTACTTTGCGAGAACTCAACCGAATATGTGGAATCGCGTAGGGAAGCGCATGACGACATGAACTCGTCTCAAATCGAGTCTGTTGACAACAACTTCCTGCGCCAATCCGACGCTCGTATGCCTGTTCTGGCACCAGAAAGGTCTACGAAAACTTCGTTTGGCAAGTGACCCTAGTGGGCGCTTGCTGTTGTAAAATGGCTAGATAGAAGGAGAGATAAATGTCTTCAGTAGCCGCTCCCTTCGGTCTGCGCCCGATTGGCCGCCTTGACAGCGGTTCTCTTGAGGCTTTCCGCCAGTACCCGATTGCATCGGGATACGGCACGGCGATTGCCACAGGGGATATCGTTCATTTGGTTGACGGTGGTACTGCCACCACAATCGAAAAGCAGTCCGGCACTGGCGATGATTCGACAGCAATCGATATCGTTGGTATCTTCCTTGGGTGTTCGTACACAGATCCGAACACTAATCAAAAGACGTTCAGCCAGCTATATCCGGCAAGCACTGTTGCTTCCGATATTATGGCGTATGTCGTAGATGACCCGAATGTTCTGTTCACTATCCAAGCGGATGGTGCGCCGACTAATACTGGTGATATTTACGGCAAGAACACTCTTCTCGTACAAACCGCACCTAATACTTCGCTGAAGGTTAGCCGTGTTGCATTGGATATTTCGGAGCTAGATACAGATCCGCAAAACCCAATTCGCATCATCGACTATCTTGGCGGTGATCAGGGCGATGAGAAGGGTACGTCTTTCCCGATTCTGGTGTGTAAGTTTAATTACCATCAGCATACAACCACCACTGGCTCGGCGTAAGGAGTAGAAAATGGCTATTACACGCGCACAACTCCTGAAAGAGCTACTTCCCGGTCTTAATGCACTGTTTGGACTTGAGTACGAAAAGTACGAGAACGAGCATGCGGAGATCTACGAAACCGAAAACTCAGAGCGTAGCTTTGAGGAAGAGGTTAAGCTGTCTGGCTTCGGCGCAGCGCCGGTTAAGCCAGAAGGCTCTGCCATTAGCTTCGATTCCGCACAGGAGTCGTTCACCGCTCGTTACAACCACGAAACGGTTGCAATGGGTTTCTCGGTGACCGAGGAAGCTATGGAAGACAACCTCTACGATGCTCTTTCGGCTCGTTATACCAAGGCCCTCGCACGGGCCATGGCGTACACCAAGCAGGTTAAGGCAGCTTCTCTGCTGAACACTGGTTTCTCCACGTTCCAGTCGGGCGATGGCGTAACCCTGTTCAACACGGCTCACCCAACCGTGCAAGGTGGCAACAACTCAAACCGTCCGACTACGGCTGTGGACCTGAACGAGACTTCTCTGGAAGATGCCGTAATCAATATTGCTGCGTTCGTTGACGAGCGTGGTCTGTTGATTGCTGCTCGTCCTCGTAAGCTCGTCGTTCCGCCTGCACTGATGTTTGTCGCAACTCGCTTGCTGCAAACTGATCTGCGGACCGGCACCGCCGATAACGACATCAACGCTCTGCGTAGCAATGGCTCGATTCCTGAGGGTTATCGTGTCAACCACTACCTGACCGATACGGATGCGTTCTTCATCACCACGGATGTTCCGAATGGTATGAAGCACTTTGTCCGTACTCCGATGTCTACTTCGATGGACGGTGACTTCGACACCGGAAACGTCCGCTATAAGGCTCGTGAGCGTTATAGCTTCGGCGTATCCGATCCTCTTGGCATCTACGGCTCACCGGGCGCGTAAGTGTACTAGAGTACAAATTTGGATTAGGCGGCTTCTGTGCCGCCTTTTCTTTTTGTATAATGTATGTGAACCTTGACAGCATCTCGCTGACACTGGCCAAGACAAGGAGTTCCTCATGGCTAATACAACCTTTTCAGGTCCGGTACGCTCTCGCCGTGGTTTTATAACCGCAGGGCCGGACTCGGTAATTGACATTACCGCAGAGACAACCCTCACCTTCGCAGATCATGCTGGACGACTGATTACCGTCAACGACGCTGACGGTGCCATCACTCTTCCAACCATTGCATCAGGCTCCAAGGGAGCAAGTGCTGGCGATAATGACCCCAATGTAAATAACCACTTTGGCGCAGTTTATCGTTTTTACATCGAAACTGACTGCACGGACTGTGACATCAAAACAGATGGAACGGACAAGTTTGTTGGTTCTGCAACGGTAATCAATGTGGCAGACGGCACCAACTCCAGCTTTGTACCCGCTTCATCAAACGATGTCATTTCGATGAACGGCGGCACAACAGGTGGCGACAAAGGGTCTTACGTTGAGGTCACGGCTGTAAAAGACAACGTGTACCTTGTTCAGGCCATGCTCGTAGGCACCGGCACCGAGGCTACACCGTTCGCTGACAGCTAATATAGGAGGCTGTAATGGCGATGTCTGATGTATTCGCGGTAACCAAAACGGCTGACGCTACGGTGTTCACTGGCCGCATTCGTGTGCGTCAGATCCAAGTCAAGACAGCCGGTTCAGGCAGTCCTCAGATTGTCCTTAAAGATGGAGGCTCCGGCGGCACCACTAAGCTGGATGTGTCCTTTGGGACATCTGATACGTTTTCGGTGAACATTCCCGATAACGGCATCCTGTTTGAGACTGATGTCTATCTTGATCTGACTGCTTGCTCCAGCGTTACGGTGTTCTTGTCATAGGGGTGGGCTATGCCTAGAAAAAAAGAAACCCCAATCAAGACATCTGTGAAATCAGGTAATTTCCGCCCCACTAAATCTGGGGCGGGGATGACCAAAAAGGGCGTTGCCGCCTACAGAAGAGCCAACCCCGGAAGCAAGCTCAAAACAGCGGTTACCGGCAAGGTCAAGAAGGGCAGCGCAGCCGCCAAAAGACGCAAATCATTTTGCGCTCGCTCCGCTGGGCAAATGAAGAAGTTCCCAAAAGCAGCGAAAAACCCAAATAGTAGGCTTCGTCAGGCTAGGAAGAGATGGAAATGCTGAATACTAACTTCATAGCCGGGACGTTGTTTGTGTCTATCGTCGGCATGTGTGCAACTGGCGTGACGTGGATATCATCCACCTTGATTGACGTAGACAAGAATGTCGCCGTCATGTCCGTAAAGATTGATGACAACAGTCAGAAGATCGATGAGCTACACAGCATGCTGAAACCAATGTGGGAAGAGTTCACAGGAAGGAGCTACGATGACAATATCGCGAGCTTCCATGCAGCAACAGTTAAAGGGGAATAGGATGCCGACTTACAAAACCAAAAAGGGCGACAACATCAAAACTATTAAGCCCATATCGCGGGTAGGCCAGAAGCTGCTCGGCATGAAAAATGTTCGCAAGACCACCAAGAAGAACATTGGTGGCTTTTTAGAGACGTTCTCCCCAGCCTACAGCATTGCCAAAGGCAAGGGTCCGATTGGTGAGATGGTTCGTGGCGGCAAAGGTATGGGCATTCTTGGAATGATGGCCAACCAAGCCGACAAGAAGAAGAAAAAAGAGGCTGGCTCAGATGCAATGAAGGCAACTGGCATGGCCGGAGCCGACAGGATGAGCATGGGCGGTGCCGTCAAGCGGAGCCGTCCGATTGATGGGATTGCTTCCAAGGGCAAAACCAAGGGACGCATGATCTGATGCCTCGTCATTACGGCTCAGAGTACAAAAAGTACCAGTCGTCTAGTAAGCAGAAGAAGCGTCGAGCCTCGCGTAATACTGCCCGGAACCGCATGATTGCGGCCGGAAAGGTGAAAAGAGGTGATGGGAAGGATGTTTCTCACAGAAACGGCAACCCTATGGACAACAGGATGTCGAACCTAAGAGCGGTACCGGCGTCAAAGAACAGATCCTTCAGACGAACTAAAACGGCCCGTAAGGCCAACAAAAGAGCGTAGGTTAGGAGTGTGAGATGAGAGCGGCAAAAAACCTGTGTGCAAGCAGGAAAAAGCCAGTAGCGATGTCTGGCGGCGGCAAGGTCAAGAACCCCATGGCCAAGCAGCTTGGTCAATCTAAGTTCAAGCCCAAGGTTGTTAAGCCCAAAAAGGGCAAAGGCTCGTACACAAGGAAGGGCAAGGCCTTGGCCATGAAGGGCGGGGGCAAGACAAAGTCGAGGGTAAACGAGGCTGGCAACTACACCAAACCGGGCATGAGGAAGCGCCTTTTCAACCGTATTAAGGCTGGAAACAAGGGCGGGGCCAGTGGTCAATGGAGTGCGAGAAAAGCTCAGATGTTGGCTTCTGCCTATAAAAAAGCAGGAGGCGGTTACCGCGATTAGGCATGCAACACGCCTTCCTCCTGTTTGTATTTTTAGGGCTGGGGGAAGATAAGCGCCTAGTTAGTAACGACTTGTACTTTAGGGATTTGAATGATTGCGTATGGTACGCACAAAAACTTCATAAACAGGGGCAGGCGATAACAGCTTATTGTCTGCCTAAAATGGTAGACAAAAACACGAAGGTATATTGATGGACCCAGTATCAACCATGGCAGCCGCTTCTGCGGCGTTTTCAGCCCTCAAGAAGGGCTTTGCTATTGGACGTGATATAGAATCCATGGCGTCAGATCTTTCGCGCTGGATGGGCGCTTTATCTGACCTAGATCAGGCCGAAAAAGAGGCCAAAAACCCCCCTATATTCAAGAAACTTTTCGGCGGTCAAAGCGTTGAGCAAGAGGCCGTTGCTGCCTTTGCGGCTAAGAAAAAAGCCCAAGAGCAACGCTACGAGCTACAACAGTGGATTAGCCTTACGATGGGCAAGTCCAAGTGGGATGAGCTTGTTCGTATGGAGGGGCAAATTCGTAAGCGCAGACAGGAAACCCTTTATCGTCAAAGGGAGCGCAGGAGAAAGTTCGTAGAGATTGTGGCATGGGTTATCATGATCGGTGCCGGTATAGCCGTTTTGACGGCCTTTGTGCTGCTGTTGAAATCTCATACTGCACGGGCAGAACAAATGGTAACATGCCGTAAGGTAAAGTGTGAAAAGCTAGATGACAGGAAGCTGGTTTGCGTATTTAGAGGGGCCAACAACACTATTGAGTCTCAGTTTTTTGAGTATCTGGATTTTGTGCCAAACGAGTATCAGTGCAAATATGATCCAAATGCGAGAAAAGATGTTACTATACAGGAGACTCTAAAAGAAATACGAAAGTCGAGGGACTGATGCCTCTAAAGAAATCACAGAGAAGTCTAAAGTCTTGGACAAAGCAAAAGTGGAGGACAAAAAGTGGGAAGCCGTCCACTCAGGGTCCAAAAGCTACCGGGGAAAGATATCTACCGGCTAGTGCAATCAAGTCACTTTCGTCGAAGGAGTATGCGGCAACGACTAGGGCAAAGCGGAAAGCTAAGAAAGCAGGGAAGCAATTCTCAAAGCAGCCCAAAAAGATTGCCGCTAAGACCAGAGCGCACAGGAGAACAAGCTAATGTCAGTAGTGACGCCTGATCTACCTGAGATCTTTGAAGAGGCATTTGAACGGGCTGGCCTTCAAATGACAACCGGCTACGACCTTAAAACCGCCCGTCGCAGCTTAAACCTACTGACACTGGAGTGGCAAAACCGTGGCCTTAACCTCTGGACTATTGATTCTGGTACGCAAGCTCTCACGGCTGGAACGGCGACTTACACGCTTCCTACAGACACTATCGACCTCATTGAGCATCAGATTAGAACGGGAACTGGTACGTCTCAAGTGGATACAAACTTGGAGCGTATCAGCGTTTCAACGTATGCAAAGCAGAGTGCTAAAAATACTCAGGGACGCCCCAGCCAGATTTTTATCGACCGTCAAGCAACGAGTGTTTCGGTTACTTTCTGGCCTATTCCAGACCTTAGCACATACACTCTCTCGTATTACCGCCTTCGTGGAATCTCTGGCGTCTCGTCTGGGATAGGTACGACTGCGGATGTGCCGCCACGGTTTGTACCGTGTTTGGCAGCAGGGCTGGCATACTACATTGCCATGAAGAAGCCCGAAGTGGCGGCGCGTGTGGCACCGCTGAAACAAGAGTACGAGTTCCAGTTTGAACTCGCGGCCGGTGAAGACACCGACTCATCATCAATCAAGTTCGTGCCATACGACACGTTTTATTTAGGAGGCTAAAATGGCCATGAAAAAGAAAGGCTACCGCAAGGGTGGTGCTATGAAGAGAAAGGGCATGGCCAAGGGTGGCAAGCTCAAGATGGTCACCAATGACAAGGGCCAGAAGGTTCCGTTTTTCGCTGCTGACGGCAAAGGCAAGATGAAGGGCGGCGGCATGATGAAAAAGAAGGGTTACGCCAAGGGTGGAAGCACTCGTGAATCCATGAGGGGCGCAATCAAAGCTGGTCAAAAGTTCAAAAAGCCGGGTGAAAAGTTTGAGGACATGATTGTCCGCGTAGGCAAAGAGCAGGGCGTCTTTAAGAAAAAGGGCGGCGGCTCTATGAAAAAGAAGAGCTACAAGAAGGGCGGCATGATGAAGAAGGGGTACGCCAAGGGCGGATCTGTAAAGGTCAAGTCTGGTGATACCCTGTCTCAGATTGCAAAGAAGAGGGGCCTGACAGTCAAAGCCCTGCTGGATGCAAACCCCGGCATTAAGAACGCCAACATGATCCGCGTTGGGCAGAGCATCAAGATTCCGGGTGCTGCTGCTGGCGCTGGCGCTAAGTCTAAGAATCCCTACAAAGGCATGACGAAGACGCAGATGGCCATGCTTGGCTCTAAGGATAAGGGCAAGCAGAGGGCTGCTACGCGGGGTGCTAGGGCGCAAACAGCGACAACGCCTAGCAATGCAGCCAAGGTCAAGGCATCTAAGGACGGCACTGCTTCGGCAATGGCTAAAGCTCGCGCTCGTCGTGCAGCAGCCAAGAAGGCACCGCCTAAGAAGACGGCTCCAAAGCCGACGAGGAAGCCAAGTATGTTTGATAGGTTCAAGGCTGCCATCAAGCCCAATCGTCCCGGCTCGGCCAAAATGGCCGGTGGCGGCATGATGAAGAAAAAGGGCATGAAAAAAGGCGGTGCTATGAAGAGGTCAAAGGGCGGCACTGTTCGCGGTGCAGGCGCGGCGACTAGGGGTAAGCGGTTCGGTAGAGCAGGCTAATGCCGTATCTACAAAGCAGCATACCGCATTTCAAATGTTGGGTGCGTCGTGAGTACACGCATAACCATAGTGATTATCATGGAGAGTTTCTTCATGCCATGGCGATAGCGGTAACCACGATCCCCAACAGGTGTCTCAGCTTCCAGCTTATTTTTACGGGTTGTGAGGCTGATGACACGGGAGAGCCAAACGTGCATGGGGGTGCGATGTGGGCGAGAATGCCGATTACAGCACTGGTCGGTGATACGCCCTTTGAGGACTGGCCTGAGCCTATGCCTGTTCACGCGGCACAGCCTTGGGATTGCGCTTCAAGAACACACGCAGTCTATGTGCTGGAAAGAGCTACGCCATGTCCGTGGATGGCGAAGATAGGTGGGGAGTTTTACCCTGCCAAATACTATTTCACTGTTGATTACACAGACAGCGAAATAGCGGACGATCCGGCGCAGCACAAGCAAAGTCATGTGCTGGAGTTGCTAGACGCAGGAAAGTGGACGGGAAACATCGTGGCTCTACCAAACAACCGAGTAAGGGTAACGCATCCGGCTTGGTTCGAGACAGGCACCGGAGCGCCAGACTTCTTGCCGTCTCAGCATATACACTACTCGAAGTCTGATCTGGACTACACACTGGATGTAAATCAGATCTTCGATAATTTGTACGCGGGTACAACTGATGACGACAGCTAGGGGTAAATACGCCTTTGGATTTTGCGACAAGACGGGGTTCAGATATCCCCTTCATGATCTTGTTGACGAATATGTGAATGGCGTGAAGACGGGTCTGAGGGTTGGCCGGGATGTGGTTGACCCGGATCACCCGCAAAACTTTACGGGTCGCGTAAGGGTGGATGACCCTCAATCCCTGATGAACCCAAGGCCGGAAAACAAATCAGAGCCTGTGGATTTTAGGTTTCCCGCGTTTGATCTGGCCACGCTTGAAACCATAACCGTGCCGTTTCTTCATGCGGATGCTGGCGTTTTAACAACCTCAGACACAACAACGGTTGCCCCCATAAATGTCGAGATCACGGGCATAGCAGCCATATCTGCGGCCGGAACCATCACGGTGCAGGCAGATGTGTCAATTACACCTACGGGTGTATCGGCAACCATGTCGGCTGGTACTCTGTCTGTCGGCGCTATAACAACATACACAGTAACGGTGGCTAGTAGTGGATACGGTAATAAATACTATATTGCAGGCCTTTCAGGCGCTGCCCCAACCCTCACCCTCAATGAGGGAAGCACTTACAGATTTGACCAGTCTGATAATACTAACTCCGGGCATCCGCTTAGATTCTCTACTACCTCTAATGGAACACATGCTGGGGGCAGTGAGTACACTACAGGCGTAACAACAAACGGCACACCGGGTAGCTCTGGAGCTTACACACAGATCACGGTAGCCTCTAGCGCCCCGACTCTGTATTATTATTGTACAAATCACAGCGGAATGGGCGGCACCGCTAATACGCCGTAGGAGTAAAACATGGCAATCACAACAGCGATATGCACCAGTTTTAAGCAAGAGCTTTTGGAGGGTGTGCATAATTTTGGTTCGTCGGGGGACACGTTTAAGGTCGCTTTGTACACTAGCGATGCGACACTGGGCGCTTCCACTACGGCCTATTCCACAACTAATGAGGTGAGTGGCACCGGATATACCGCAGGAGGCGCTACGTTGACCAATGTGGCCCCAACTACCAGCGGCACAACGGCGTTTGTTGATTTTAACGATGTGACGTTTTCTAGCTCTACAATCACCGCTAGAGGCGCGCTGATCTACAACAGTAGCGACTCCAACAAGGCTGTGGCGGTATATGACTTTGGATCAGATCAAGCGTCATCCTCATCTAACTTCACAATTACCTTTCCCGCTGCGGACGCGAGCAATGCGATTGTAAGGATTGCCTAATGTCTTTTACTTACGCGCAACTCAAAACGGCGATTCAAGACTTCACGGAAAACACCGAAACGTCTTTCGTCACTAATCTGCCCGTTTTCATACGAGCAGCAGAGGAGCGCATTCTCAAGATGGTGGATCTTGAGAACTTTCGCAAAAACGCCACCTCCTCCCTCACTCAGAACGATGAATACCTTTCGATGCCAAGTGACTTTTTGGCACCGTTTTCACTGTTTATTAGCACCTCTGGATCTGAAAGGTTTCTTCTTGAGAAGGATGTTAATTTTGTAAGAGAGGCGTATCCTGATCGCACCAGTACCGCTACCCCTAAATACTATGCTATATTTGATGGCAAGGCAGACACGAGCGGGAACGTCACAGGAAACTTTATTGTCGGCCCAACGCCGAACAGTAACTACACTGTGGAGCTTCATTATTTTTATCGCCCAGCCAGCCTTACCGCTGGCTCTGATAGCGGTTACACATGGTTGAGCAAAAACGCTCCAAATGCACTGCTGTATGCCTCCTTAGTGGAGGCGTACATTTACATGAAGGGTGAGTCAGACCTTACCGCCATGTATGAAAACAGACTTGCAGAGAGTCTGGGCAGGTTGAAGGATCTCGCGGAGGCCCGTGAGAATGATGATGCGTACAGGCAGGGACTGCCAAGAATGGCGCGTACATAAGGAGTGAAAGATGGCGACATCTAATGCAGCAACCACCTACTTGGAGAACAAGCTACTTAGCCTGATCTTCAAAAACAACGCCGGGAGCTTTTCAACTCCGGGTAATTCCATCTATGTCGGGCTGGCCACGGCGGTGGGCGGCGCAGAAGCGGGGACCGTGACTGAGGTCAACACCTCTACACAGGACGCGAACTATGTTCGCAAGCAAGTGACCGCAGCTAATTGGACACTGGCATCCGCTTCCACAGATCAACAGACAGTTGTAAATGCGGCTAACATTGAGTTTCCAGCCTCAAGCGGAGTGGCCACCTACACCGTGACACACGCTTTCATTGCAGACGCATCCAGCAGCGGAAACATTTTGTTCGTCGGCGCACTAGACGCATCAAAGGCGATTGCATCGGGCGACATCTTCCGCATCAATGCAGGGAACCTAACTATTGAGTTGAAGTAAATGGCACTTGTTCTGAAAGATCGTCTGAAGGAGACGACCACTACAACCGGCACTGGCACCTATACACTCGCTGGTGC